CGGTAGAGACTATAAAAATGAAGCTATGCATTACTCCGTAGGTCAAGAGGTCTACGGAGGGCATACTATTTGTGATATAGTTGAAGCTGAGGATAAATATAGTATATATATTAAAAAAAATAATGACGTGTTGCCATGGAAGGATTTTAATAAGAACATGGGGATAGCTGTAGAATACAACCTGGAATATTAATGCGAAGTATATTTAGTTTCATTATAACTCCTAAGGAAGATAGATATAATAATAAAAAATCTATAGGTGATAAAGAATTAATATTAAATACCGAAATATCGGACCATAAGTATGTAAGTAGAAATGGTATTGTTATTGAAACACCACTTGAAATAAAAACAGATATTAAAAAAGGTGATGAAGTTATATTGCATCATAACGTTTTTAGAAGATGGTACGATGTTAAGGGTAATGAAAGAAATAGCCGAGGATTTCTGCAAGAGAATAAATACTTTGTAGATGACGACCAAATATTTCTTTATAAGCGAAATAAGAAATGGCACGCCCCGAAGGGATACTGCTTTGTAAAGCCAATTGAATCAAATGATGATTTTGATACAAATAAAGAAAAACCTTTAATTGGTGTCATTAAGTTTGTTGATAAAGATCTTCAAAAAAATGGGATTAAAAAAAATAATCTTGTAGGGTTTACACCTGATAGCGAATATGAATTCGTTGTGGATGGTGAAAGAATGTACAGAGTGCGAACAAAATCAATTTCTATTAAATATGAATATCAAGGAGACGAAAAAGAATATAATCCGAGCTGGTTATAAAGCTGTTGATGAACTTATATATGTTGCAGAGGAGAAAATCATAACAAATACTGAAGACGATATTTCTGCTGATAGACTTAAGAATGCAGCCGCTACTAAAAAACTCGCTATATTTGACGCCTTTGAAATTCTAAATAGAATAGAAGAAGAGAAAGCAATGCTGCTTAATAAACCCAAAGAAGAAAAAAAAGAAGCTTTTGGTGGATTTGCTGAAAAAAGATCTAAGTAATGTACGATCAAACATTATTTAAGGTCATTGAACCTATTAAAATAAATACGCTTAAGCGTCATAACAAAGCAAAGCGGTGGAAGTACGGCTACGATAAAGAAAATGATATTGTAGTTATTAGTAAAACAGGACAAATTGGCGAGGTGTATAGCATACAAAATTTAAAAATTGCTTTGCCTCCTACGCCTCCCAACATTACTAAGGGCAATAATAGGTGGGTTAAACATGAGCACCCTAAGGAATTAAATAGAATAAAAACAATATTTGATTGGAAAAATTACCCTGAAGAATTTAAGGATCAATGGGAATCATATATAGATGAAGAATTTAAAAGAAGAGACGAAGGTCACTGGTTTTATAATAAGGACAACCCTACTTATATTACTGGCACTCATTACATGTACTTGCAGTGGAGTAAGATTGACGTTGGTGCCCCCGAGTTTAGAGAAGCAAATAGATTATTCTTTATCTTCTGGGAAGCTTGCAAGGCTGACAAACGATGCTACGGTATGTGTTATCTCAAAAACAGACGTTCGGGTTTTAGTTTCATGGCATCGTCAGAAACCGTTAATATGGCTACAATATCATCCGACGCACGGTTCGGAATATTGTCCAAATCTGGTGGGGATGCAAAAAAAATGTTCACAGACAAAGTGGTACCAATATCTGTCAACTATCCATTCTTTTTCAAACCAATACAAGACGGTATGGATAGACCAAAAACCGAGCTTGCGTACAGGGTACCCGCGTCAAAGCTCACCAGAAAATCTATACAATCGGGTCAAACGCGAGAAGAACTACAGGGACTCGACACGACGATCGACTGGAAGAACACAGGGGACAACTCGTATGATGGAGAAAAGCTCAAGCTCCTCGTACACGACGAATCGGGCAAATGGGAAAGACCGGACAACATACTCAACAACTGGCGAGTTACGAAGACGACATTAAGATTAGGTAGTAGAATTATAGGTAAGTGTTTAATGGGGTCAACGTCGAACGCATTAGATAAAGGCGGTGAAAACTTTAAAAAACTATATTATGACTCAGACGTCAAAAAACGAAACGCCAATGGACAGACTCGCTCAGGATTATATTCTTTGTTCATACCTATGGAATGGAACTACGAAGGATTCATTGATTCTTTTGGAAACCCTGTCTTTGATACGCCAAAAAAACCAATTGAAGGCCCGTACGGAGATTCTATCGAGGTTGGAGTTATAGATCATTGGAATAATGAAGTTGATGGTTTAAAAGGCGACCAAGACGCCTTAAACGAACTCTACCGACAGTTTCCGCGTACAGAAGAACACGCTTTTAGAGATGAAACGCAAAACAGCATATTTAATCTTGCAAAAATATACGAACAAATAGATTACAACGACGACGTATATTCATCAGCGGGCGTAACGCAAGGCAGCTTTAGTTGGGCTAATGGGATAAAAGACAGTAAAGTTATATTTACGCCAAATCCGAAGGGAAGGTTTAAAGTTAGCTGGGTTCCACCTACAAATCTTCAAAACCGCGTAATAGACAAAAGGGGGGTGTTATATCCCGGAAACGAACACGTAGGCGCGTTTGGCTGTGACTCATATGACATATCAGGAACAACCGACGGGCAGGGCTCAAAAGGCGCACTTCATGGGTTAACTAAATTTAGTATGGAAGAGGCTCCATCTAATATGTTTTTTCTTGAATATATCGCACGGCCTCAAACAGCTGAAATGTTTTTTGAAGACGTGTTAATGGCATTGCACTTTTACGGTATGCCAATACTAGCAGAAAATAATAAACCTAGGTTATTGTATTATTTAAAGCGAAGAGGTTATAGAAAGTTTTCAATAAACAGACCTGATAAAGCATTTAATAAATTGTCTGTTACTGAAAAAGAAATAGGTGGAATGCCTAACTCAAGTGAAGATATCAAGCAAGCTCATGCAGCTGCTATAGAGTCTTATATACAAAAATATGTAGGATTAGTAGAAGATGGAACTTACGGTCAAATGTATTTTAATGGTACACTTAATGATTGGGCTAAGTTTGATCTAAATAAAAGAACAAAGTTTGACGCCGCGATTAGTTCGGGGTTAGCTATTATGGCGTGTAATAGACATTTATATGCCCCAAATCAAGAACGGCAAAAGATAAGCTTAAGTTTTAATATAGCTAAATATAAAAACGAAGGCATAAAATCAAAATTAATAAACAACTATGGCTGAATCAATTTCAAAAAGTCATTTTCCAAGTCAAACGCTTAGCGATGTTGAAAAAGCTAGTCCGAAGTTCGGGTTAGAAGTTGCTAGAGCTATAGAGAACGAATGGTTTAAAAGGGATTCATCAGGCAATCGTTTTTATATTAACCAAAATTCTTTTCATAAACTGCGACTGTATGCTCGTGGCGAACAATCTGTACAAAAATATAAAGATGAATTATCTATTAACGGTGATTTGTCTTATTTAAATTTAGATTGGAAACCGGTTCCTATTATACCTAAATTTGTAGATATAGTAGTTAACGGCATGGCTAATAGAAGTTATGATATAAAGGCATATTCACAAGATCCTTTTGGTGTTGAAAAAAGAACGCAATACATGGAAAGTGTTCTTAGAGACATGGAGGCTAAGGAATTAGATGCTTTTATACAGCAAGAATTTGGTGTACGCACGCAGGAAAGCAGTTTACAAGAGCTGCCAGGGTCGCAAGAAGAGTTGGATCTTCACATGCAACTTAACTACAAGGAAGCTATTGAGATTGCGGAAGAACAAGCTTTATCAGTTACTTTTGAAAAAAATAGATACGAACTTATTAGAAAGCGCTTTTATTATGATTTAGCTGTGCTAGGTATAGGTACCGTGAAAACAACATATACAAACTCTGAGGGTATTAAAGTTGAATATGTTGATCCTACTAATTTAGTTTATTCGTACACAGAGTCACCGTATTTTGAAGATATATATTATATAGGCGAAGTTAAAACAATACCTATCAATGAGCTTAAAAAAGATTTTCCTGATTTAAGTAATGAAGAACTAGAAAAATTAACATCTGGTACTTTTTCAAATTATAGAAGCTTTAATAAGTTTAATCCAAATGCTAATAAAGAAGATAAAAACACTGTTGATGTATTATATTTTAATTATAAAACTTTTCATAACGAAGTTTATAAAATAAAAAATACAGTAACAGGAGCGTCAAAAGCAATAGTTAAAGACGAAGCATTTAATCCACCCGCAGATCCTCGCGCTAGATTTGAAAGAATAGCTAGAAATATAGAGGTTCTTTACGAAGGCGTTTATGTTCCCGGAGCCAATATACTTTTAAAGTGGCAGTTATGTGAGAATATGTTGCGGCCTAAAAGTGATTCTGCAAAAGTAAGAATGAATTATTCGGTGGTTGCGCCACGTATGTATAACGGTCGTATTGAGTCTTTGGTTAGTAGAATTACTAGCTTTGCTGATATGATTCAAATAACACATTTAAAATTACAGCAGGTAATGTCACGTATGGTGCCAGACGGTGTTTATTTAGATGCAGATGGTCTTGCTGAAATTGATTTAGGTAATGGAACAAATTACAGCCCGCAAGAAGCGTTGAACATGTTTTTTCAGACCGGATCTGTAATTGGTAGGTCATTTACATCTGATGGCGATATGAATCCAGGCAAGGTGCCTATCCAAGAAATTAATTCAAATAGTGGTAGTAATAAGATAGCTTCGCTTGTAAGTACGTATAACTATTATTTGCAAATGATGCGAGACGCTACCGGGCTAAATGAAGCAAGAGACGGAACATCACCTGATCCAAAAGCATTGGTCGGTGTGCAAAAGCTTGCGGCTGCAAATAGTAACACTGCTACACGTCATATATTACAAAGTGGTTTATTCTTAACTGCAGAAACAGCTGAAAAAATATCCTTACGTATTGCTGATGTAATTGAATATTCGCCGGCTAAAGAAGCGTTTATACAATCTATTGGTATTCATAATGTTGCTACCTTGTCTGAACTTACTGAGCTACATTTGCATGATTTTGGTATATTTATTGATTTAATGCCAGATGAAGAAGAGGCTCAAAAGCTTGAAAATAATATACAAGCAGCATTAAGCGGAGGGCTTATAGATTTAGAAGATGCTATTGATCTTCGCGAAATTAAAAATATTCAGCTAGCCAATCAAATGCTTAAAGTGCGTAGAAAGAAAAAGCTTGAGAACGATCAAAGAATGCAACAGCAAAATATTCAAGCACAATCGCAAGCTAACGCTCAAGCGCAACAGATGGCTGCGCAAGCTGAAGTTCAAAAGCAGCAGGCCTTAACAGCTCAAAAAGCAGAGCTTAAGCAATTAGAGTCACAACTTGAGATGCAAAGATTGGCTAATGAAGCGAAGCTTAAGAAAGATTTAATGCAGCTGGAGTTTCAAATGAATATGCAGCTTAAAGGTATAGAAGTTGAAAAAGCTAAGTCCGCTATAAAAGAAAAAGAAGACCGTAAAGACGAGCGAACAAAAATACAAGCATCACAGCAGAGTGAGCTTATTAATCAAAGAAAAAACAATTTACCGCCAAAAGTATTTGAATCTGCAGGAAACGATATACTTAGTGGTGATTTTGACTTAGGTTCTTTTGAACCCAAGTAATGTATAGTGTATAATCTTATAATATTTTATTATGTCTGAAAACGTTGAAGCAAAAGTCGTTGAAAGCGAAGAGCTGTCAATACAAGAAAAAGAAGAACTTGTGCAAGAAAAAGCAGGGGCCACCTTTGAAGATGGTATGTACAAGGTTGATTTAACTCAACCTCCTGTAGAACAAACTGAACAAACAGAAAATGCCATTCAAGAACAAGAGCCAGAGGGCAGCGTGTTACGCGAAGATGAATCGGTTGAAGAAGCAAGGGAAGAAACCCCAGTGGAACTGCAAGAAGTACGACAAGAAGAAGAAGTAAAAGAGGAAGATGGAGAGATAGTTTTGCAGGAGCTTCCAGCGGAAGAAGAGCAAGAAGAAACCATTAAAGAAGTTGAAGATCTTGCTGAAGAAGTTGAAGAAGCATTTCAAAAAGAGGAGGAAGAAGGTATAGAGCTTCCTGAAAACATTCAAAAAGTTGTTGATTTTATAAATGAAACAGGCGGATCGCTTGAAGATTATGTAGCGTTAAATAAAGACTACTCCAGCGCTGATGATCTTGCGCTGCTTAGAGAATACTATCAGCAATCAAAACCACATCTATCATCAGACGAAATTGATTTTCTTATTGAAGATAAATTTACATTTGACGAAGATGTTGACGACGAAAGAGACGTTAAAAGAAAAAAGTTAGCATTCAAAGAAGAAGTAGCAGGCGCGAAATCTAAGCTTGAAGAGCTAAAAAACAAATACTATGAAGAAATCAAAGCTGGATCTAGGTTAACTCCAGATCAACAAAAGGCTGTAGAATTTTTCAATAGGTATAACACGGAAAATGAAGAAACATCAAAAATAGCTGAGCGAGCTAAATCTGTATTTTTGCAAAAAACAAATCAGGTGTTTAATGACGAATTCAAAGGTTTTGAATATAAAGTCGCTGATAAACGCTATAGATTTAATGTAAAAAATACAGATGAAGTTAAAACAACCCAAAGCGACATTAATAATTTCATTAGAAAGTTTCTTAATGAAGACGACACTATGAGTGACGCTAAAGGTTATCACAAATCGCTATTTACAGCTATGAATGCTGATGCAATTGCAAATCATTTTTACGAGCAAGGTAAAGCCGATGCTCTTAAAAATAGTATGAAAACAGCTAAGAATATTAACATGGGCCCGAGAGGGGTTCATTCTAAAAGTAATAATCAAGGAGGGGTTCAAGCAAAAGTATTAGGTGATGATACTTCTAAAATTAAACTTAAACTTAAAAATTATTAAAAATGGCAAACAATAATGTGCAATTTGGTGGTTTAGCTGGTGGGGTGATTAGCCCAGCAGCTCAAAAAGCTACATTGTCTTCAAACTACCTTAACTTTCACGGTAGTACTGGAGCAAACTGGTCACAACAATTCCTTCCTGAGCTATACGAACAAGAGGTAGAGCGATATGGAAACAGATCTATTTCATCTTTTCTACGTATGGTAGGTGCTGAAATGCCTATGGCTTCTGATCAAATTATTTGGTCTGAGCAGGGTCGTTTGCACTTAGCGTATAACGGTACTGTAGATTGTACCTCAGGTATAATTACATTAATTACTGGTATTGATACAACTGGTACTGAAGCTCACGCTGTTCGTAAAGGCGCTACTGTTGTAGCTTCTGTTACAGGCGCAGGGGGTACTGAGGTAGCAAAATGTGTTGTTAGTGCTGGAAGTGAAGCATCTACTTCTACATTGACTATCAAGCCTTATGGTGGAGCGAACCTAGAAGATATCGGAAATTTAGCATCTGGCGATACCGCTGTAGCTGTTAAGTTCTTTGTATATGGTTCTGAATATGACAAAGGTACTGCAAGTATGGGTGGTGCTGTTGAGCCAACATTCAAAAGCTTTACCAACAAACCTATTATTATCAAAGATCACTTTGAGATTTCAGGTTCTGACACAGCTCAAATTGGCTGGGTAGAAGTTTCTGGTGAAGGCGGACAATCTGGGTATCTATGGTATATGAAAGCTGAAGGCGATACTCGCGTACGTTATGAAGATTACTTAGAGATGTCAATGGTTGAAGCGGAAAAAGCTGATAGCAATAGCACGGTAACTGATGAACACGGAAATGCTATTTCTGGAACTGAAGGGCTTTTCGCTGCCATTGAGTCACGCGGTATTGTTTCTTCAAACCAATTTGATTCAGCTACTACTGGTTCTGATCAGCTTGCTGAGTTTGATAAGCTATTAAAAGAACTTGACAAGCAAGGTGCTATCGAAGAAAATATGCTTTTCTTAGACAGAGATGCTAACTTGTATATTGATGATCTTTTAGCTGGTCTTTCAGCCGGTGCACAAGGCGGTACTGCTTATGGTGTATTTGAAAACTCAGAAGACATGGCATTGAATCTTGGGTTCACAGGATTCCGTCGTGGTTCTTATGACT